CTTACCTTCGGCTTGCCTGTTCGGATAAACGGTGAATGTACCATGTCCTTCTCCATTCCCATAGCCTGTTCGCTCCGCACCACAGCTACCCACACATCCCCCTCCGTAAGAGATCTATCACTAACCTATCTCCGAACAGGACTACCCTATGGTAATAGAGCCTCTTAACATGGTTCATTGCACCATCCGAGCAGGACAAGGCCTCTCGGTATTCCTTGTATATATCAACCACATTACGGAACTCATATGAAAACCATCATCACACCAGGCATGGATAAACTATCCACTGGTCAAAAGCTCGCCGATCAACTAGGTTCACTCTTTGAGGGGTTCACGATCATCATGATGCTGCTGCTTGCCATCGGCATGGGAATACATCAACCAGTATTCATGCTCTACGTTTTCGCTATCATGCTGGGTGGACAAGCACTTGGCTTAGTAGTATACTTCGGTATCTACTACGTATATGGGTTGGGTCGGTCATGAGATCCAAGCTATCCATCATCGTTGAAGACATACTTGTCATGATCTTCTTTCTTGTCTGTTTCATTTACTGGATCACACCATGAGCTACCTTCTGCCTTCGATTGTGTTCGGTATCACCATCTCTCTCTACTTTTGCTAAAGGAACTACCATGCATGACCTCACACTTGACGAGTCTGTTGACCTCACCGCCGCCGAAACTCGTGACATCGCGCTCACCTTCTGGATGGCACTGATCATGCCGATTATCCGCAAGGATGCCGAGGACGGTTTCTACACCAGCAACGTGACCCGCCCCTGGACAAGCGCCATGATGATCAATCGTCGCACTCTTCCCGAGCATGTGCAGGAACACCTTGAATTCCTTGGATTCACGGTCAGCACCGATGTATGCTCGGACATGATTAAAATCTCCTGGTAGTCTCCAACCTATAGGTCGGTCATTGACTGGCCTATGGGGTGGGCATTCCACCAAAACCATCCGTAACACAACTTATGTCTATGAAAGGACATTGTATGGCCCTCTTCGCCAAAACCCTCGCCGCAGTTCGTTCCATCCGTTCCACCATTGCCCAAGCCATCGCGCCTTCGACGATCATCGCACCGGAAACCAAGCAGGATCACGATGATGAAGTCAAGTTCATCACCAACCTGCGCAAAAAGCAGTACGCGGAGGTCGGTCATTTCGATCACCGTGGTCAGCCTGTCGTTAACCGTGCACGTGGCTACTTCACCAGCGATGATGTTGCTGAACTGAAGTCACCTCTCTCGCGCAATGCCGTCGCTAACTCAGCCTGTTGGTGGGTTCAGTTGAAGGTCATCAACGCTGTCAAGGCCGGTAAGGTCGCCGATGCGATGAAGGCTGCGAACGAATGGGCCACATGGCAGAATGCGGCAAACATCGACCAGACTGACGCATGGCTCGACAGACTGGAAGTATCCGTTGCCAAGCAGATGGGCGGGCGTCCGCCGCGCAACGGCTCCGATGCCTCAGACAAGATTCTGGCAGACATCCGTGGTGTATCGGTTGAGGAACTCCGCGCCAAGCGCCTTGCAAAGTACGAGCAGGCCGTGCAGGATGCCGAAGCCCACCGCCAAACGGTGCTGGACTGCCTGCTGGGTGCCCAACCGGACGGTCATACCTACGCATTCAAAGCGGAACTCGCAGTCGATGCTATCGAAAAAGCAGCGATGAGGGTTGCAGGCTGGGATGGTGACGCTGATGAACTGGCGGCTACGGTACTGATAATCGCGGGTGATTTCACGCACGCGGCGAAGTTGAACATCGAGCGTCACGATGAGCAGTTCGTCGAGGGTGTGATGTGTGCGGATACCATCGACAAGCGGTACGACAACCCTGACCGCGATGCTGAACTCCGCACAGACGACGACGCTGATGAGCAGGACGAAACGCCACGCCGTCGCCGTATCCGTGCAGTACAGCCCGAAGAACTGGCCTTGGACCCGCTTGAAATCCTGATCCAACGCGAACAGGCAGCGTAAAAACCAGCACATCCTGAACCAGGGTCGGTCATCCGGCTCTGGTTTTTTTTCAACATAGGAATTATCATGTTCTTCGCTATCGCTCATCACAGTGAAAAGCAAAACCCACGTAAAATCCAGGTCAAGGGCGGGGAGGTCGGTCATACGTCGAACTGAGTGCAATTTTATGAAATTCATGTAAACAATGAAAAAACGCTACTTCGTCTTAGCCAAGTGCTATGACAAGAAAGGTAGACTATTGTCTGTTGGGTTCAATAGCTATACCAAGACACATCCAATCCAACGTTACTTTGCACGAAAGGTCGGTCATGAGCAGAAAGAATATCTACATGCAGAGATCGCAGCCATCATCAGAGCGCGAGATCACGCCATATATCGTATTACTATCGAACGGTACGACAATCAAGGATTCCCCGCAAACGCGAGGCCTTGTCCAGTCTGCCAAGAAGCTATATCGGCGTATGGCATCAAGGTCGTGGAGTTCACTAGCGAGGAGTGCGTGATATGATCACACAAGAACTAAAATTGCATGATCAGCCAGCACCTATCAATTATGGCAGCCAAGCCGTTGCCGATTTCAATAAGAAGGTTATCGAGAAAGAGTTGGAAAAGGCCGTTGCTGCTGGCATTGTGGTCGGTCAGCGGTATCGGCACAACAACGGTAATAGTGGTTATTGGATTGAGGTCACTGGCTTTGATAATGATCCACAGCCAACGTATTATCAATCTGCTCCGCTAGTGGTTTTGGCAAAGGGCAATCAAAAGGCCAGCATGGAGGTTGGTTACTCTGTGAAGGAACTTGCAAACATGATTCTAATGGGAGAAGCAAATGAAATACAAACTAATTGCGGTTGATCCCGAAATCCGTGGCATGGCACCCGAATCCGCACGGTTGGTCAATCCACAGCATTTGGAAATGCACCTGAAGGAAATGGCAGGACAATTCCCCGGCGAGAAGCTGTACGTATTCCAGCCGGTCGAGTTGTACCAAAGCAAGGTGAATGTGGATCTGACGAAGTACGCAGTCACTCCCAAGGGTGAGGTGATTCCGCAATGATCTTCCTATCTGCACATTTCAGTGATGAAGAACCCTTTGGTATTGGGGAAACCATCATGATTCGGTCTGCAAGCGAGATCGAAAAGCACATGGCAGATGATGATGTTTGTCTTCTGTTGTGGGGTGGTGAGGATATTGGTACGCAAATGTACGGCGAGCGTCCCAATATGTACGGCGGTGACTATCGGCCAAGCCAACGGGACATGTCAGAAATGGCGATGATCCGTGAGGCCGAGCGTCTGGGTGTGCCTATCGTTGGCATCTGTCGCGGCGCACAGATTCTATGTGTAGCTGCGGGTGGCAAGTTGGCACAACACATTGAGGGTCATGGGCGTAGTCATGACGTGACTCTCCATGATGAAGGAGGGACGGTCATGCAATGCAATAGCAGTCACCATCAAATGATGCTGCCACCCAAATCTGCCAAGATTCTAGCAACATCGGAATCAACAACAGGACTTGATCAATTCGATTGTCATGTTGCTCATGATCGGGTAAACGAGGTTGTGTTTTTCCCAAATGTCAATGGCTTGGGTATCCAACCACATCCAGAGTGGGCGAATTGCCCGCAAGAATTCATCAACTATTGCCGTAGGGCAATCAAGAAATACCTCTTTTTCTAGGAGATAACAATGCAAGACTTCATCACGCCGATGAGTTGGGGTTTGTCAGTTGAAGACATCAAACTCAAAATGGGAGGGATGTTCCCAAAACTGAGAAATGATGATTACTTCTCAGCCATGCAGGGAAGGGTGAGTTTTGGTAGTGCAACACTGAGGAATTTTGAGGGTGACTGTGGCGCACTATACATGCAAGGGGCCAACTGTGTTGATGACAAAGACCTTGAATGTGTCACTGAATTCTGCTCACTATCAGGCTTCAGCAAGGTGTTTGCCACTGTAGTACAAAGTGATGACACCACCACACGCGAAAACCTGTTCAAGAAGCATGGTTGGACATTGGTTCACAAGGGCAAGAGCAATCGCAATCCAACCAAACATGATTGCGTATTTCTGCTCATTCTCGACTGCAAGTACAAGGGGTATTAATCATGAAATTCATGATCGGATGTGATCCTGAGGTTTTCCTCAAGAGCAAGAAGTATGGGCACTACACCAGCGCCGTTGGCCTAATTGGTGGCAGCAAGCACAAGCCGCTAGCTATTGATAAGGACGGTCATTTCATTCTGGAAGATAACGTCGCTGTAGAGTTCAACACAAAGCCGGCAGAGGATGTGCAGAGCTTCCGGTCAAGTATTCACAAGGTTCTTGACCATCTCCGGGGAATTTTACCGGAGTATGAACTGGACAAGGCAAGCGCAGTTAGCTTCCCTGAAGCAGAGTTGCAAACACCAGAGGCTCAAGAATTTGGTTGTGAGCCTGACTACAACGCTTGGACGAAATCCAAGAATCCCAAACCCCAAGCCGCAGATGAAAACCTGCGCTCATGTGGAGGCCACATCCATGTCGGTTCAGATATTGCCATTAACAGCCCTATTGATGTTATCCGTGCTTGCGACCTGTTTCTCGGCGTACCAAGCGTGGCTATGGATCATGGCACATTACGACGGAAGCTATACGGAAAAGCTGGATCTTTTCGCATCAAACCATATGGTGTTGAGTATCGTACTCTCAGCAATTTTTGGATCTTTGACGATACTTTCATTGATTGGGCTTATCAAGGAACTCAAGCTGCTCTCAATTTTGTAGCCAATGGCGGCAAGATCCCAGAAGCAGACGGCTTCCTGATCCAACGCTGTATCAACACCAGCAATGTTGAAGATGCGCGTCACATTCAAAACCTATACGGTATCTAGGGAGAATACATGAAACCGTGGCAGAAACTCACAGACATCATGGGTGATGCGAATATCGCTGATGAGATGTCAAAGAAATACAAAGGTACTGTGTTAGCTATCACAGATTACGACTCAGGTCGTGTCACCTATGCCGTTTATAATGGCATTGATGGTGAGCATGAGTACCACAGGCTGAAGGACAAGCAGGGTTATCCCATCAGGCTGTCGATTGACACACAGTACGATGTATGGATTCCTGATCCACCCAAGGGTATGTACAACACCAAAGAAGGTGCTGTATATTTCTACCGCAAACCATTCCGGCAGCACAAGCGCGGGCTTGGTGAGGGTACGGCCTGTGTTGAAAAACTGGGTGCTGTCATAGGCGCTGAACTATCCCACAACTACTTCGAGGGTTTGATCTTCGATGTATTGGAGGATGAAAAGGTCAGGTCGGTCACTCTGGCAACAGCCTTCAAACTGGCAGAACTGCGGAACTCGGCGGCAATCAATCGCACGTTTGCTATTTGCCTGCATCCGCACAAAGAAAAGGGCTATGCTCTGTTCTATGAGAAGTATCTGATTGGTGAGATTGACGAAGAAGTAATCCGCCTCGGCAATCCTGCGTTCAAGCAGGAAATTATTGACACCCAGCATACGTGGTGTCCTAATCACAAAATCGAGGTAATGCAATGATCAAACAAGATCCTCCCATTTCCAAAATCTATGACTTCGGGAATCTGATTGTAGAGAAAGTCAAGCACCTGCGCTACGAGGAAACCGCACCAAAACCAACAGTTGAAATTGTATGTCCAACGGCGCTGGTTGGTATCGAGATGGAAGTTGAGAACATTCGTAGTGATGTGCCAATTACCCATTACTGGATGCACAAGGAAGATGGCAGCCTGCGCAATTACGGTGCCGAATTCACCAGCATCCCGCTGCGGGGATATCAAGTCCCTTATGCGCTTGATCACCTTGAAAAGTGCATCAGGATGTACAACAACCCCGACTTCTCAACACGTACGTCTGTGCATGTGCATCTGAATGTGCGGGACATGACGGAGAATCAGATTCGTGTCTTCATTCTGCTGTATGCGCTGTTCGAGCGTCACTTCTTCAACTTCGCCGGTACCAAGCGCGAAACGTCAGTGTTCTGTGTGCCTCTGTATCGCACAAATCAACTGGCAGATACCATCAACCGCGAGTTGGTTCGCATCTCATCCTACTGGCACAAGTACAGTGCCATCAACTGTGGTACTATTCTAGGTAATGGTGATGTGCCTAAGTTTGGCACTATCGAATTCCGTCACCTGTATGGTACGTTGGATAAGACGGTCATCATCGACTGGATCAATCAGATCTTCCTGCTGCGCACTGCCTCACATCAGTACCAATACGAGGATCTTGTCAAGCGTATTGAACACATGAACACCACCAGCGAGTACGCCCTGCTCTACAAGAGCATCTTCGGCAAGTACGCTCGGCTTGATCTGATGAGCAAGAAAGACTTCGAGCATTGTGTGACAATGACGAAACTCGCGCTGTTTGGTGAGAACTACAGCAAAAAAGTGGGTGGTGTAAAACCCGGAAGTGCTTTGTCTATGTGGTACCAAGAGAAACGGAAGGGAAACACACAAAAGGCCAAGACGCTTACTGCAGAAGAGCTAGTTGCTGTGTATGATCAGCTAGTCGGTGAACCACAGGCCATGAAGGTTAACGCTGTGCAAAATCTACAAAATTTCCTGAATGCACCAATCGAGCTGCCAGTACTTGCACAGGTACCACCACCGATTCAAGCAGCACCAAAGGCTGTCAAGCAGCCGAACACCAAAACACCTATCAAATTCCAATTGGGAGCAGCATAATGTGTGGGTTGATTGCAATGATCACTAAAACGCCGGGTGGTTTTCACTACAAAGCAGGAGAAACATTCTCACAACTGCTATATGCAGGTGCCCTTCGGGGCATGGACAGCACGGGAGTGTTTGGTATCAACAAGTATGGCAACCTGAAGCTACACAAGGCAGCCACTCCATCTGCGGAGTTCATGCGTACAAAGACCTTCGAGAACTTTGACAAGGACATCTTTCAGAGTATGCGGGTGGTGGTCGGTCACAATCGTGCATCGACACGCGGGGCAACAACGGACGAGAATGCTCACCCATTCTTGGAAGGGCATACCTGCTTAGTCCACAATGGGACTCTGCATAGTCACAAACATATGGCTGATGTCGCAGTAGATAGCCATGCAATTTGCCATGCGTTTGACACCAAGGACTACAAGGAAGTCATTCCAAACGACATTGACGGCGCTTTTGCTCTCATCTGGTACGATGGCAAGGAAAAGAAGTTGCACATCTCGCGCAACAAGGAGCGTCAGCTATGGATTGTTGAGACTCCAACCTGCGACTACATTGCATCAGAACCGCAGATGCTCATGTGGATTCTGGAACGCACTGGTGTGCCAAAACCAGAGCCTGCTTACTTCGAGGTGGGTAAGGTCTACACGTACGACATCGACAAGCTGGAAGATGGCTTCACGGTGGAGGAACTGCCGGAAAAAAAGCACAAGCCGGTGGGCGGAAACACACACGCAGTGGTCTATGGAGGACATCTGGGGCTGGTAGAAACCTACAAGCGAGACAAAAACGGTCGATTTCAATCCTCGAACGGCTATGGTGCACCATTCTATAAGAACTACCGCTACGGTGCCTCGATTGTCTTTGAACACAAGTCCAACACCATTATTGGTGATACCATCCACTTTCGAGGAGAAACAATCGACGGAGAAGGAATCGAAGTCATCGTTGAAGCAACTAATACTCCTCTCAACATCGGAATGGTAACAGCCGATTACATTGAGGGCACCATCTCCGGCGCATCTTGGCGGAATGGTATCCCAAAGATTATCCTGAATAAGGATTCTATCAGAGAGATTGAATACTATCAATCGTGCAATGGTGTAATTGTATCATCATCAGAGATCCAAGCACACGGCGGGTCATGTGATGATTGTGGTGCATTTATTGATGAGATCATTGACGAGGGTAAGTTTTGGGTTCGTTACAAGAACAACAAAATCAAGTCAATGAAATGCCCCGTGTGTGTAGAAACAGATGAACATCTCAAACATTTACTTGAACAGGATGCCGCATAATGTATACAAAACGTGTAGCAATTATCCCTTACAACATCGGTAGTGCATCAGCCAAGCTGCTTGCTGCCAACCTGCGTAAGGCACTCAAGATTCCTGTCATTCGTGTCAGGAAGGACTCACTACGTTACCAGCCCCGCTGGACTGACTACGTGATTAACTGGGGCTGCAGCGCAGATTGGGATTGGATCAACAGCACGGACAAGAAGCCTTGGATTGATTGTACCAACAAGCTGACCTTCTTCGAGAAGGTAACACATGAACACAACAAGGTGTTCCCGAAGATGTTCATCAACATCCCTGAATGGACTACTGATCCAAAGGTAGTGAAAGAGTGGGTAACAGCAGATAAGATCGTATTAGCACGGACCAAGTTAAATGGTCATAGTGGACAGGGTATTGTCTTTGTTGATCCGCCTTATGACACCATCACCTATGCACCACTGTACGTGCAGTACAAGAAGAAGCGTCATGAGTACCGTGTCCATGTATTCGGTAGTCAGAATGATGGCTGGTCGGTCATTGATGTAACCCAAAAGAAAAAGCGGAAAGGATTCGAGAATGTCGATACTAAGATCAGGAACCACAAGAACGGATGGGTATATGCCCGCGAGGGCATCGTTGAACCGCAGGACCTCCGTACTCAGGCGCTTAACGCTGCTTGGTGTGCTAATCTTCCTTTTGCTGCTATTGATCTGATCTGGAACGAGAAAGAGAACAAATGCTACGTTCTGGAAGTCAACACAGCACCCGGCATTGATGGCACAACTCTTGAGAAGTACACCCAAGCTTTCCTTAAGGATATTCAGAAATGAAATTCAATAAAATTGTATATCAAAAGAACATCGGCGTTGAGGATCAGAACCTTGTCGTGAAATTCGCACATGCCCGGCTCGTCAATGGCCGTTGGAAAAACCAGTCAGATCTCAGCGAGTGTCGGGATTTCATGGGTGACTGCCTATATGCAACAGAGAAAAAGATGGCTGTTGATATCTATGGGTTTGAGTTTGACCCAAAGGCAACGCCACTGTACAAGAACAAAATGGCTATTGCCATTCAGTTTCCTGATGCCGAGACTAGGCAGAACTTTGTCACAAATCTGCCGTACTTCTGGCCCCAAGAGGAAGTTTTCAAGATGTTAGACAAGTGGAGGCTAGATCTAGATAACAACATCTGTGTACTTACCTTTAACAAGCTATGGAACAAGTCCATCTTTGGCCTGAGCTATCTCACATTCCTACTCAAGTGTATGTGTTATGAGCTAGACCTTAAGAAGGGTCTGTTTGAACAGATCAGTGCTATGACTTACAAGCAGACATGTACTTGGAGTAAGGATGTGGATATCCTGCCAATCAAGGAAGCAAGGTATGTGAAAGATACCCGCCAATACATTGACAAACTGAATCCTGTCATTAAAACCATCATGAAAAAACAGGGTACTGTGCATGGCATCATCGGTACAGAGGTCCACACTAACCGTGTGCACAATGGCACAGGCTTCTATTCCACATTCAAATGGAAAAAGACTGAGCCTTACAACCTGTTCAAGGAGCAAGGGAAATGAGTACACCTTACGAATGGAGACTAAATGAGATCGAGCAAAAAGCAGAACGGGCTGTTAGTCAGCTTTATAGGCTGGACGAGATGGGTAGCAGCGTGGATAGTCTGGAACGTACCATTGGGGAAGTTCGCGCCGACATTGATGGGCTACGCACTGAACTCCAAGCCCAAGCTGATCGAATCACCGCGCTTGAACAACAAGTAATTCTTATTCAGGAGCCACTTCAATGACAGAGATCGAATCCCTGCGCCAGCAACTCTCTGCGAAGGATGAAATCATCAGAAAGTTTCGTCGCGCCATTGGAGATCACTATGCGCCTAACGACTGTTACGCGACAGGCCCACTAACAGGAAACGACTTTCTGGACCTCGTTCAATGCCCGGCTTGTTCCGCAATCGAAGCATACGAAGAAGCACTCGCCACCACCAATGACCTATCAGGTTACATCCTGTGCGAGAAGGAGCCTGCCGGATGGTGCGGAACAAGTGGCGTCGGAGAATTTATTGTTTCCAAGTCTAAAGTATGGAACTTCTTGACAACTCCACTCTACCGCGCATGGAGGCCGAAATGAAACTATATCAAGTACCAAACAATACAATAGTACGCCTAAAAAGCACAGAGAGTGGCCCTCCTGCCTCTATTGAACCTGAGGTAGGGGAGGAGTATATGTTCAAGCATTGTGATGGCATGTACAGCCTCTGCTATGATTCTAAGAGCAATATAGTACATTTACCAGCATGGAGTGAAGTGGAGGTAGTAGAGTGAGTGGAAGATGCCGGAGTTGCAATACAGTATTAACAGATGAAGAAATGGTAGCACTTGATCCATTAACAGAAACCTATTACGACATGTGCTTTCGTTGTATTGGTCTTGGCGAGGAGGGGGAAGATGAGTTCGACGTGCCTGAAGTGTACGAAGAGGATTAACTTAGAGCAAGCTATTAAGGAACTACATAATCTTTGTCTTGAATCAGATCAATGGTGGATGATGAAAGAAGCTAGATTAATTCTGGAGAAATACAATGTCAACAGTAGAAAGACACGAACCATGTCCAAAATGCAGGAAGGACGGTCATGACAATACTGGAGATAATCTTGCTCGTTACGCTGATGGTGGTGCTTATTGTTTCAGGTGTGGCTATTTTGAGACAGCGACGGGCATTAAAAGCACAGCAGAACTTCTTGGAGGAGGTGTTGGAAATAAACCACAACCTCGGCCAACATGCTATCTTCCTGCAGACATCACAACAGAGTTACCTGAAGAAGCTAGGGCTTACCTCGAAAAATATTCATTAACACCTCTTGACATTTCCAAAAACATGATTCTATGGTCAGAGGAATGGCAGGAAATTGTATTTCCATACTTTGTCAAGGGGGAATTAGTCGCTTGGCAAGGACGAAAACTTAACATGAAAGGAACAGGAAAATGGCATTCACAAGGGGATCTGCAACAACTAATCTATATACTGGGCAACCCGTATCAACAAACGGTTATATTAGTGGAGGATATTATCTCCGCAATCAGGTGTGGTTCAGTACATACGACCGCCGCCCTGCCGTTGTTCGGGTCGATAATCAAAACAAAACTGCTACTCCAGCTAAACGAGAGATTCCACCGCGTTTTGATCTGGTTGGACAAGGACAAGGAGATGTACTCCCGCAAGATGTCTAAGTATGCAAGGGAGTTTGGCATGGACTGTCGTAGTATTGTCACAGATTTAGACCCAAAGGAGTATTCAGACAGCGAGATACTTGACATTATTCAAAAGGTGTGATAACAAATTAAGTACATCTGGGAGATTAAATGAAATATCCAGAACTATGGGAAAGAGCAAATCAATTCCAAGATAGAGTTGTTAATGAGGTACTTACACAATTTCCAATTAGAACTAATAGGCACAGGGCACTTGTATCTAGAGCAGCCAGTGGTGGGTCTTATAACAACTCAATACGATTGATGGCATACAAAGCTTTTCAAGAGGGAGAGGATGAAGATGCCTTGCTACAAATAGTCATACAACGAATTAAAGCCTACTATATTCGTATTTCAGAAAGGCATCAAGTAAAATCAACAAAAGAAGCTGATCTGGAATTTTATAGAGAAACCCAACAAAAACTAGGCAACACTTGACAAAGGGAGTTTTCTGTGGTATTTAAATATAAGTACTACGTAGTACTATGAGTAACTTAATACAACTATTAAAACCATTACTAACTAATAAAACATATAATAAATACTCCGTATATATAGAACCTTTAGTTAAAACCAATAAAGATATATATACGATCTTTAATTACCTGTCTAAGTTACAACAAAGGTATGAAAGGGATATCAGTATTGAAGAGTTATCCCTGTTTATTTTAGTTAACTGTCCTGAGAAGAACAGGGATGTTCTATCTCTCCTGTTGAAAGAACTTGCTGCTACCGAAGATACATCTGCTGTTTTTGAAGACATCATTGCTGACCTGTCGAACAGGCAACGTGCCTATGATGTGGCAATTGCTGCTCTAAGCGTATCAGAGGGCACAAAAGATTTTAGTGACCTGTTGGTATTGGCGGAGAATTTAAATACAACCAAGAGCGTTTCTGATAGCTTTAAAGGGTACTTTGTAACCCATGACATCGAGGAAATATACAATGAACAAGAAAAGCACCCCGGATTACGATGGCGATTGCCGTGGCTCAATAGATCTTTGGGTTCCCTCAGGAAAGGTAACTTCGGCTTCATCTTTGCACGGCCAGAAACAGGTAAAACAACCTTTCTCTCCAGCGAAGCAACCTATTTTGCAGAACAAATTCAAGAGCAAGGTGGGGAACAGGGGCCGATAGTATGGTTCAACAACGAGCAGGAGGGTGCACAGGTACGGAAACGTATGTATCAATCATTGCTTGGGATGGATCGGCACCAAGTCGAATCGAATTTGTCAAGATCCCGACACATGTACGAGACTTTAGGTGGGAAGAACATCCTGCTTTACGACTCCGCTTCCATAAATCGAAACCAAGTGGAGTTGGTATGTAAAGAGGTTAGTCCTAGCTTAGTCATCTTTGATCAGATTGATAAGATTCAGGGATTTGAGGGTGATCGTGAAGACTTGCACTTAGGTGCTATTTACATTTGGGCTCGTGAATTGGCTAAGACTTACTGCCCTGTTATTGGGGTTTGTCAAGCGGACGCCAGTGGTGAGGGTAAGAAGTTCCTTACTATGGACAACGTAGCGAATGCCAAGACAGCGAAGCAGGCAGAGGCAGATTGGATTCTTGGTATTGGTGCGGATCACGCAGAGGCCAATCAATTCTTGCGTTACTTTAACATTGTCAAGAATAAGCTTGATGGTGATGCAGATACCCTGCCAGAGCTACGGCATGGGCGTACAACGGTTCGTATTGAGCCAGAGATAGGGAGGTACTTAGAAGTATAATGGCTTTCTCATATGAAAAACGGCATGTAAAAATGCTGGCATTGTGGATCAGGTTATCTAACATTCCTGAAATGCATAAGAAAAAGTTATGTATGGATATGATACCATTAATGCTACAGGATAATCCAACAATCAACTACAGGCAGTTCTATACAATGGCTGTTGGCGAAACTTACAAAGGAATTAATTATGACAAAGTTTGACATCCCTGTTAACTTTAAGGTACTTGCTCCAACAGAAGAAGAAGCAGAGCAGAACGTGCTTGCATTTTTACGTATGGCTAAACTTGACTTTGGACTAACTTATGGAATCGTGGATACAGACCTCTTTGAATTTCTTGTTAAAGAGGGTAATGACATTTGATGTCGAAACAACAACAACCAACAAAGGAAGTCCATTCACCCTGCGAAACAAGCTTGTCACCATCCAAATTAAAAACGGTAATGACACAACCCGTGTGTTCAAACCTGAAGAGTTCCATGAGGTGCCCGCAATACTGCGATCAGCGTCAATGCTGGTGGCAACGAATTCCAAGTTTGACTTACACTGGCTCCAAAGAGAGCTAGGTTTTCAAGCAGCATCTGTATGGGATTGTCAAATTGCAGAGTTCTTACTTAGTAGACAACTTTGGATCTACCCAGATTTGGCTACAATGTGTGACATTTATGGTGTTGATAAAAAGCTGGACATAGTTAAGCTTGAATATTGGGATAAGGGTATTGATACCGATGAGATTCCCTTCGATGTTCTTGCTGAGTATGGCGCAAGGGATGTGGATGCAACATATCAAGTGTTCCTTAAGCAGGTGGATATATTGACTTCTAAAAAGTCAAGTCTTTTCCGACTATTTAGGGTACAATGTAACGATCTGTTGGTTCTACAAGACATGGAGTATAACGGTATCCTATACGATGCAGAAGCATCGCTAACAGCAGCAGAGGAACTTAATGAACAAATTGCACGAATTGATGCGGAGCTTCAAGCAAAGTATGGTATGGGAATTCCTATTAATTTTGATTCTAGGGACGACATTAGCACTCTGCTATACGGTGGTCATATTGGTGTGGATTCTAAAATCCCCATTGGTGTTTTTAAGACAGGGGCCAGAACGGGTGAAACAAAGTATAAAAACATTACGACAGAATATGCGTTCCCTAGACTGGTAGAACCACTAAAGGGATCTGAACTTAAGAAGGAGGGATTTTACAGTACAGATGCAGACACACTGGTATCCTTGAAGCCAGACAAAATGACAAGGCAACTTATCAATAAACTTCTTGAGCGAGCAAAAGTCAAGAAGCTACAATCAACATACCTTACGGGATTCCCGAAGATTATAGGAGTAATGGAATGGGAAAACAACATCCTACACAGCAATCTAAATCAGTGTTCAGTAGTGACGGGCCGCCTGTCCTCAACGAAACCCAACCAGCAGAACTTGCCGAAGGAGGCGAAGCGTCATTGCGTTACGAGGTACTGATGGACACCTTGCATAGTTTCTGTAGCGCAGTACAGACATATGGTATTGACTTCATCATCGAGAAACTTGAAGAACTTGAACCTATGTATCCACTACTAAAGGAGATGTAAATGGGATGGGAATTCGATTTCTCCACTTGGAGTAAGGAGGAAAAGGCTTTTTGGAAGTTTTGGCAAACACAGAAAGATCCTTGGCCCGGTGTACGCTCAGATGAATTTAAAGCTTGGCAATACAAAAAGCAAAAAACCAAAAAAATTACTAAAAAAATGTTGCCTTAAGGAGATGTAATTGATCGTTAACGTCGATGCTAAGTCCTTGGAATGGTGTACCTACTTATACCTAAGTCAAGATCCTGTTGGTATTGACGAATGGATTGGTGTTGTAGAAGATCCAACAAAGAATGATATCCATACCGCGAATCAGACAGCTTTCAAACTACCATCTAGGCTAATTGCAAAGGTCTTTCTATTCCGGTGGATCTATAGAGGATCTGCTTACGCATATTCAATGGACCCAGACTTCAGGCCTGTTAGTACTAGCTCAAAGTTCTGGCAGGAAGTGATTGACAAGTATTATCTGAAGTATCGCAAGATTGAGGAAACTCACTTACGGTACATCAGAGAAGCTACGACTACAGGAACTATTGTTAGTCCGTTAGGCAGGGAGTATGCGTTCACTCCAAAAGAAAAACGCGGGGAATTGATTTGGTCAGAGAACGATATCGTTAATTGGCCGAATCAGGGACTAGGTGCTGATATCATGGCAGTAGCTCGGATTGCAGTTAGACAACGCTGGAAGCGTGCCGGTCTAAAGGGTAAGCTGATCTCAACTGTTCATGATTCAATCGTCGCCGATGTCCCAGATAATGAGGTATCTGCTGCTGCGTCCCTTTTTGATTCTACGTTTAGGGAGTTACCAAAGCTGATATCTCAGACGTATGCCGTAGATTGGAATGTCCCAATGCTCGGTGAAGTGTCGATAGGTCCTAATATGTTGGACCTGACAGAAATTAAACTATAAGGAAATAGAATGTCCCAGATGATTATTAAAGTAATTGATGTAGAACAGGGTAAAGCAACATCTAAGGCAGGTAAGCCATATGACTTCCTAGATGTGTCTTTCAAGAACATGACTTTTCAAGAGAAAATTGAAGCTAAGAAGATCTTCCCGTTTGGCGCTAAAGAAGTCTTTAGTACCCTGCAAAAAGCAGGTAAGGGAGATGTGTTCACAGTACTACGAGAGAAGGACAAAGAAGGATACTGGCAATGGGTTGGTATCGCAGCAGGGGAGGTAGAGATGGAAACAGGTACTACAGCAGCACCGGCAGGTGCGAAACCGGCAGGCGTAGCAACTAAGTCAACCTTTGAAACTCCAGAGGAACGGGCTAAGAAGCAAGTCTACATCATCAAACAATCGAGTATTGGTCATGCAATCGAAATCCTCAAGACTGATAAAAAGAACCCAACAGTTGAAGAAGTTCTCCATACTGCTGATGCTCTTGTTGATTACGTACTTGGTATTAACCTAGACGCTGATCCTGCTCAAGTTAACGAAGACATCCCCTACTAAAAACAAAAACACCCCCTTCGGGGGGTGCTATTGGAGCTTTTATGCAAGCATTAATTGATGGCGATATTGTAGCATTCCGATGCGCGGCTAGTGTCAAAGAAGATGAACCTGAGGAGTTAGCGATCTACCGAGTAGATGTGCTTATCCAACAGATCATTGAGGCCACTGACGCAACCAGTATGCGAGTATTCGTCAAGGGTAAGGGCAACTTCCGTTACAAGATCTATCCTGAGTACAAGGCCAATCGTAAGGATATGGTTGACCCAATCTGGCGTGAGTCCTGTCATCAACATCTACTTAAGGCGTATGAAGCTGAAGAAGCTCATGGCATGGAAGCAGATGATATGATGGGAATCAATCAGCAGGAGGAAGGGACGGTCATCTGCTCAATCGACAAAGATCTGCTAACCATCCCCGGACATCACTATAACTTTGTTAAAGTAGAACATAAGCATGTGTCCAAACAAGATGGACTGCGCACATTCTACAAACAGATGATGATCGGTGATAAGTCTGACAATCTGATCGGTGTTGCTGGTCTTGGCCCTAAGAAGTCAGACAAGTTAATTGATCATATTGATGACGAACAGGAGATGTTTGAAGTTGTCTATAACAAATATAATGAAGATGCACAACGGTTCGTCACTAATGCGAATTGCTTTTGGATCTTACAAAATCCGGGGGAGCTATGGGTAAACCGACAACGCTTAACTTTACCAAGCCAATGCGAACAAGAGGTGGAAGCCGCATTGTCATTTACGAAGTCTTTGAATCTGACTACATAAACGGTGCATACTACGATGAAGATAGTGATGTTTGGTATCCTGTCCAATGGGATTGGTATGGTAAATATTCAAACACACAATCTGCGCTTGACTTAATCAATAAGGTGATTCCTAATGGTAACAAAGCGGCGTAGTAGGCTAGAAGAACGATTCGAGAAGCTCCTGCAGCATTGGGATGTTGAGTACGAGTACGAGGTCACTAAGATTCCTTATGTCATTCCTGAATCCAATCATAAATACACAGTCGATTGGTCACTCATTAATGGTATGATGATCGAGACCAAAGGTTATCTGTCAGACTACGCAGAGCGTAAGAAGTATATTCTAATCAAGGAGCAGCATCCTGACTTAGATCTGCGCTTTGTGTTTGACAATGCTAACAAACTTTGCGGGGGGACCAAGATGACTCATGGTAAATGGGCTGAGAAGTATGGCTTTAAATACTGTGACATCAGGGACACTGAGCAACTTCTATTATGGATGAGAGAATGACGACGCATTTAGTAATCCCTGACTCACAGGTTAAGTATGGAGAGTCATACGAGTTCCTGTCATGGATAGGTAAATACATTGTAGAGAAACGGCCTGACGTTGTTGTGCATCTAGGTGACTTCGCCGATATGGAGAGTTTAAGTAGCTATGATGTTGGTAAGAAAAGCTTTGAAGGCAAACGATATGTTAAGGATGTCTCAGCAGCTAGAGAAGCAATGGATGCCTTGCTTTCGCCGTTGCGTGCATTTAACATTAAGGCTAAGCATAATAAAGAGAAGCAGTATAAGCCGCGCCTTGTCCTCACGCTTGGCAACCATGAACAACGTATCCAAAGAGCGGTGGAAAACGATCCAAAACTGGAAGGTTTAATTAAATATGAAGACTTACCTTATCAAGATTGGGAAGTTCACCCGTTCCTTAGCCCGGTTTTTATTGATGGCGTTGCATATTGCCATTACTTTCCAACTGGCGTCCTTGGGAGACCCTCTACTTCTGCTAGTGTTATGGTCAGCAAACTTCATATGTCTTGTATTGCTGGACACCAACAAGGAAGACAAGTTGCTTACGGCAAGCGTCCCGATGGTTCTAACATTACTTGCATCATCGCTGGTAGCTGCTATGAGCATGATGAGGGGTATCTAGATCATCAAACAAACAAACATTGGCGCGGCGTTATCATGCTACATGAAGTAGCCAATGGTAGCTTCGACGAGATGTTTGTTTCCCTTGATTACTTGAAAGGTAGATATGGAAACTCTATTGGAAAGGCTGCGAATTAGAGCAGAGATTCGTAGAAACATTTCTACAAGAAAATCTGTACAAGAAAACAAACCAGATCGTATTGCAGACTTGCTTGATGAAGCTGCTAATGAACTAGAAAGGTTATATAAAAATGAATCCGCCAAACCATTACGGTGATACTAAGTTAATGGATTTGCTAGTAGAAAAGCAAGTGCCCTTTGCAGAAGGAAACATCATGAAGTATGTATATCGGTGGCGCTGTAAGGGTGGCCTTCCAGATCTGTACAAAGCAAGAATTTATCTAGATGCACTAATCGCTTATGAGGAAATTAAACATGGAAGTAAATGAGTATCTGAAAGCTACACATGAGACGGCGATCTATCCGAAAGCTGGTTCTGGGGATGATCTGGAACTTTATTACCTGGCTCTTGGCCTTACTTCGGAAGCTGGCGAAGTCGCTGGCAAAGTAAAGAAGCTCATCCGTGATGGTCATTGGGATGCTGGAGCTATTGCTTATGAACTGGGCGATGTCTTCTGGTATCTTGTTAGATTGTGTGATGCTATTGGCTATCGTCCAGCAGATGTTATGGATATTAATATCAAGAAACTAACCAGCCGTAAAGAAGAAGGAGTTCTAAGTGGATCAGGAGATTATCGCACTACGACCAAAGACAGTAACCCACGAGAACAGTCTGTTGTGGGCCAGCTTGAAGCAGTACATGGAAAACAACTCGGAGCTACGTGCGGCGCTGCTGGATGCTGCTAAGGTCATTTCAGACCAAGCTGATATCATTGTAGAATTACAGAGAAAGCGTTATGTATAATGTCAAACTACTGCAACTCACTCCCGATGCTCTTAATTTTATCGGCGATTGTGCTGGTATTTGTTATAATTCTAAACGAGAGGTTGGGGCTAACATTAAAAGGGCAATCTCGTGTAAGGACAAAGGACATCTTGCTACTCTTAGGTTTGCACATGCTACTTTTCATATCAGCGGCATCTCTAGGATATGCAGTCATCAATTTGTTCGTTCCAAACATTTAGATTTTCTACAAAGGAGTCAAAGATATTGTGAAGAATCTGTTCCAAAATTTGTCTATCCGGGTACAAGGATGGACACTCGAATTAGCTCTGCGTACCAAAGTGCGTATGCTGCATACGAAGAGCTTATTGCAGCAGGTATTAAAAAAGAAGACGCAAGGTTTGTGTTGCCAGAAGGAACCTGTACAGAACTCATTGTCACAGGAAACTTACAAGCATGGCTCGACTTCATTGAACTACGAGCCGACACACATGCACAGTGGGAAATTAGAGCCGTTGCAAAAGCCATCAACAACATCCTCGCAGGGGAGTTACCCGGCCTGTTCAACTGGATGCCATGATGCTTACGATTAAGGATCTAAAAGATAAACTTATGTGGGAAGATACTGATGAAATCTTGAGTATGTTAGATCTATCAACAGCAGAAATGCTAGACTATTTGAATGATGTAATCGAAACAAAACAAGATAAACTAAGGGATTATTACGATGAAGGTGCCGAAGAGTTGGGTGGGGAAGAAGAATCCAACGAACCCGACTAATCAGTTGAAGCATGAAGGAAGAGCATTAAAAAAGTGCCTCCTTAATCACATAAAAGAGCTAGACTTAAAACAACAAGTGAAGGAATATAATGCACGTGCAACGATTCAAGAACAGTTTTGCAGAGACGATCTTCAGGACTAAGTATGCGCAGGGTGTAGAAGATACGTGGGACGCGCTGGCGGAGCGTTTGGTTGAGGATGTATGTGGATCAAGGTGGGGTAAAGATCGGCCACTGATGAGCGCCACAGATAGGGATCAGCTTACTCAGTATATTAAAGAGCAAAAGTTCATCCCCGGTGGTCGTTATTTATGGTACGCCGGACGTGGTAATAGTTACTTTAACAATTGTTTCCTGCTACGAGCAGAGGAAGATACACGAGAAGAATGGGCATCACTAACACAAAGGTCAGTCAGTTGTCTAATGACTGGGGGCGGCATTGGGATCGACTATTCTATTCTACGTCCGAAAGGGAAGCCGCTGAGTCGTACTGGTGGATTGTCCAGCGGGCCGATCCCACTGATGCAGATGATAAACGAAGTTGGGCGAGGAGTGATGCAAGGTGGATCAAGGCGATCCGCAATCTACGCAAGTCTCAACTGGCTGCACGAGGACATTCCCCTTTTCTTACAAGCGAAGAACTGGAGCGAGAGCATCAAAGCTTTAAAAAGCGCCGACTTTAACTTCCCTGCCAGTCTTGATATGACCAATATCAGTGTTAATTATGATGATAAATGGTTATACAATTCCGACAGAGCTAATCTGCATACCTTTGTAGAGAATTGTCGTCAAGCTATGATGACAGGTGAGCCGGGCTTTAGCTTTAACTTTGGAGAGAAACAAAATGAAACACTTCGTAATGCTTGTACAGAGGTTACATCTGAAGATGATTCTGACGTATGTAATCTTGGCTCAATCAACATCAGTAATATTACAAGTATGGAAGAGTTCGAGTCAGTTGTTGAACTCGGTTCTAAGTTCCTCGTCTGCGGAACTCTACGAGCAGACCTCCCCTATGACAAGGTTTACAAAGTACGGGAAAAGAACCGTCGTCTTGGTCTCGGAATCATGGGCATCCATGCGTGGCTTCTCCAACGAGGGTCTGGATATGAAGTAACACCAGAACTACATAAATGGTTAGGAATATATGAACGAGTTTCAGAACGAGCAGCTAATGAACATTGCGACAGATTGTTCATCTCACGCCCAGTGGCTTACCGAGCTATTGCGCCTACAGGCTCCATTGGTATTCTTGCGGGAACAACAACAGGAATTGAACCACTGTTTGCAGTCGCTTATAAACGCCGCTACCTCACTGATGGAACAAAGTGGAAGTATGAGTTTGTTGTTGACTCTACCGCCGATCAACTAATCAAAGAGTATGGACTTGATCCAAACAAAATTGATACAGCCTATGGACTAAGCCATGACTACGAACGACGAATTAAATTCCAAGCAGACATTCAAGATTACGTTGACATGTCAATCAGCTCTACCATTAACCTACCTTCTTGGGGCAGTAAAGGGAATCGAGAAGAGGACGTTGAACACTTTGCACAAGTGCTTAGTAAGTACGCTCCACGACTACGCGGGTTTACGTGTTATCCAGATGGAAGTAGAGGAGGTCAACCATTAACAGAAGTACCTTATGAAGAGGCCATTAAGCATAAAGGTATAACGTACGAAGAGAACTCTGACAGGGCCTGCGTATCAGGCGTATGCGGTATCTGATATGAACCTGATCCTGTTAGACTTCATCAGTGGCATGTCAATTGGTATTGAGTTCTTCACTGGAGAAGATCTTGATCCAGAAGATGTATTTGCATGTCAGTTGGACTTGCTAATCCTGCGAATCACATTCGTTAGAAAACGCGCATAAAAGAATAGGGGACCCTAAACAACGGGGTCCCCTTTTTTATTTACTTCTTTTTACCTGTACCTTTTTTACCACATCCCATATTATCTTCCTCCAAAATTAAAGATACGTTGTGCCTTCTCTACATTACGCTTGCTCTCTGGCATACCACTCTTGTTGGCAATAGATCGAACATCAACAGGAACATGCCTATTAAATGCTTCTGTTTCCAGCCTAGCCTCAATTGCCTTTTCATTAATACCGTAACTAACCAACTCTTGCATGATGGCCTTAGCCTTGGCACTTTTAGGATCAGTTGAAGCTAATACATTATACAGGCGTTCTATACGGGCAGACTTGGCCTTATCCGTTAGTGTTGCCTCACGGGTTGTATCCAAAGCTAACTTCTCAGCAGTTGATTTTGTACCTAACAAACCAGATGCAATTTCAGTCGGTGTTCTAGGAACAGCAGCGCCGCTGTTGGCCCCGGCCATTGTCATTGGAGTACCTGTTGCCGTATTAACAGCTTCCTTACCTACAAACTTAGTGGTGTTGTAACCACCAAGCTCTTTAGCAAGGTATCCAAGATGACCCTGTGGCATTACATCAGTGATAGCCTGTTTCATTTCAGCATCTGTTGTGTAACCACCAGCTAAGTTCTTACCTATAGTACCAATACCAGATGTAATAGATACAGCATCACTTAACAAAGGCATCATCTTATACCACTCCTCATTACCAGTAATAACACTTCCTAGTAATGTTAAGAATGTTTGATTAGCCCGCATAGATGTTGCCACATCCATACCAGACAAAGCAGGTAGTAATCCATAAGACACAGCCTTTTGAACCATAACAGGATCAACATCAACCCTATCCAGAAGATCAGGTGTTTCCTTTGCTATTTCAAGTAATGACTTAGGTGCATATTTAGGGAAATGTTTCTCCATAAACTGACGATAAAGTTCATACTCTTGAGCCAGTTGGACACTGATTACACCACCCAAAACAGCCGATACCAAAGCATAGTTAACCATAGGTGCCCAGCTATTAGGATTTGTTGCCTTCATTGCCCTAAAGTCAGATACGAAATTAGCAAGTTGTTGCTGTCCAAATGTTTGGAGTGGCTTGATAGCCTGACCAACTGCACCAAGATTATCAAAGATAGGTGCTGTCTCAGTCTTTCCATAAGGTACCATTGTAGAGTCAGTTACCTCCTGCGCCTTGCGGATTGCAGTGTGTTCACCCATACCTAAACCAGTGTACATTTCTTTAGCAGATGCAAACACTAGCATTCTAGATAGGGAGTCGGCAGCTTCATTGACTTTGTTTAACAGGACATAAGTTTTCACACCCTCCCATAATTTATTAGAGTCACTTGTTAGGTGCAAGGCTTCCATGAATTGTGGTTCAAAAGTATTTGACTTTTGTGAAACATCATAAAGAGTTTCTTTTAACTTCTTATCATTAATTAGAAGCTTAGTTAGAGCTTTACCAACACCAAGATAAGGACGAATAAAGCCACCATCATGGGACATCTCACGAATAGCTGTTGCAGCAGTTAACACCTGACTGATTGGGAAAACAACCTTAGACATTAACTTGGTTAGATAGAAAAACTCTAAGCCAGCATTGTAGAACGCATTAGCACTATCTTTACCATTTGCCTTAAGCACATCTCCCTGAACCTTCTTGGCTACAGTATCCCAAGCCTCAGTAGCACCAGAATCAACATGCTCCAAATAGTTTTTAGGGATTCTATTCATAGCAGAATCCACCATCTGTTGCATCGTTGCTCTAGTTGAAGGGTCAAGTCTTGCTGTGGCAGTTGGTGTGTTAATCAGTGGATCACCATAATGCTGAATCTGCATTTTACGGATACCGCCTGAGTAGTCATTAACAGATTGTTGGACAGCATTTAAGAAACTACTGCCACGCTCATCTGCATTATGGAATAGCTCAGAACCCATATAACCAGACATATTAGATCTAAAGTTATGATGACCACCTAGCTTACCACCCTTTGTAATAACATTAGTAATACCCTTTTGCAAAGCAGTAGAGATATCACCCTTGGCACTTGGAAACGCCTGTTCTAAGATGTTCTGTGCTAACTCAAAGCCACCAAACATATCTGATATTGGTGTATCATCACCACGTTTAGTAATTTCACTTAGGGTAAGATGCTGTGGAGACTTAAAGTTCTTCTTGAAAAGATCAGCCTCAACCTTAGACCTGAAGTACTGACGATGCACTGTAGTACCACCAAAGCTAACATCTACAAAGTAGTTACCATTACGAACAGCCGGATACCAGCCCTCTCGTTTTGGTAGTTCATTCTTTTTACCTAGGTTTTGTTGTATTTTTACAACCTCTTCATACTGACCATTAAATAACTTGGCTAATGTATCATACAACTTGGCTTGTTTTGGTGTTAGATGGGCACCATTGTCAGCCTTGTTTTTGGCATAGTCAAGCTCACTCTCAAAACCCTGCTTAAACAGGTCATGAACAACAGCGGCATCTTTAGTAGAGGCATTCTTAACTTGATAGTAGGCACTAGACTCTAACTTAACTTTGGACATTTTCTGCCAAGGCAAAGACTTTTTCCAGTCAGCAAATGAGACATCACCAAACCATAACTTAGAATTAATAGCTTCAGCTACTTTCTCAGCATCACGAATAACCCAATGTATCTTTTGAATATCAGGATTATCTCTAAAGATTTTAGCTACACCTAGTTTACCAAAGAACTTCCTAGCTACGCCATGACCAAGCTCAGTAGCAGCTTTGGTTGTTAGTGGTGTTGGGCCAGAGTCAGCCATGTTATCACCAACACCATCCCTGCCAACACTATCCCTAGACATATCAGGAATCTCTTTTAGGAAACTTCGAGTTTCTTGTAGAGTTTTCTTATAGAATGGGAAGGCCAATGGATCAGCCCTTTGGTTCTCTAGGATAAGCTTGTCATTCTCCAACATCTTGACACGATCAGCAGCTTGTTTGCTAGTTTCTGCTATAGCATCCTTACTACCATTTAAAATGTCATTAATGATGGAATCGGCATAGACCTTGCGATTAACATCAATATCATTCCTGTACAGATATTCAATACTGGCATCAATCATAGTCTTGATGTTAGTAACAAAACCCTTACTAGACTTACCAAAGGCAGCTAGTAGGTGTTCATGAAGCAGCTTACGTGTAATACGCTCAGCAAAGAACTCATGGAAAGTGTCTTGATACTTCTTACGCATACTTGGATCAAAAGCATCCAAGACAGTGTTAGTATCAAACTTAACATCACCGTTTTTACTCTTGTTATCCTGCATGAACTTATTGAAGTCATTACTAATAGCCATCAGGTCATCTGTATGTGTAACAGTATCCCGTAGGTACTTATTAAGCAGAGCATGACCCAGTTCATGTGTAATATATCGAGCAGTATTGAAGGTCTTTAGAGCCTCTGTTAGCTTTCCCTTACCCATGTACTTAATGAAACCATTAGCAGCACGGTTCTCGGCAAGAGCAGCGGCCATCCTCTCAGGGTTAAGCCTGATAACTGTTGAGTTACCAAAGTGTGTTGTCCTACCAGCAGGACCTAACTCAGTATCCAATAAGAAATAAACCTTCTCATTTAAAAACCGAGTAACCTTAACAAGATGCTCAATAACAGCCCTTACCTGTGGAGTGAATGTCTTTTCAATATGGACATCAGTGCCGGACAGAGTATCAACAAGTTGCCTGTTCTCATCTAGATCTCTAATAGGATCTTCAGGGTTTTCTTTCAGAAGATCAGCAACAGTATCAAACTTACGCGGAGCAACCTCTTCAGTAAAGACTTGTGCTACAAACTTTGCGTCTTGTGGGCCTAGTCTTTCCAGATGGAATTGTAAGGCTTGTTGTTGTTGTTCTAGTCGTTTTTCTAGAAACTCCAACTGTCGTTGTGCAGCACCATGATCAAGACCACCAGACGGATTGACACCAGACTTATCATCTTCAATCTGCTTAGCTAATTTTGCTATGGTACGTTCAGTAGAAGCAATCTTACGACGCATACTACCAACAACAACTTCAGGTTTACCTAAGCGAGTGTCAGGCGGAGCAGTTCCTGCATCCTCAGTACCTAACCTAGCACGAGCAGGTTCACGACCAAATAATGTTTTGTATTCCTCTGCTGTGTAGGTGGGTGATTCATCAATAATAACTTTCTTAACTCCAGCTGGACTGGCATTCTTCTTAGTCCATGTTCCATCAGTGATCTTACCTGTGTCAGGATGTGGATTTTCCTTACTGTAAGTAGGCTCCTCTTTTGGCATAATAGGGTCAACTGTTGGTTCCTTACCCTCAACCATAGCCTTATAAGCCTGTATTTCATGCTCTAGGGCTGCTTTTAAGGCGCTGTATTGACTTCCGGGAGTGTCATCCTTAGCCACCCTATTAGGCAGAGCATCCAAGGCAGCCTGAGCCTTTTCTAAGCGTACTGTAACCTGTTCCTTGGTCTCAGACACAGCCTCACCAATCTTCTGAAGAGCCATCTCAATAGGTGAAGTCTTAACAGGATCGGCATCTGGTTTCATTGGGGCACCGAGAATCTCACCTGTTTCAGGATCAAACTCTCCCTTTGCTCTCCAACCCTCAGGGATATCCTCATGCATAGGTGCATCAAGTGGATGTGCTTCTTTTGGTCTTGAAATATTACCATCACCACCAATACCGCGCTGCATACGTTGTTCTTTTTCAGCAGCTTTTACTGCATCCTCATGGATAGCATGTGCTGTGTCTGCTAATATAGGCTTTTCAGGATTCTTTAGAATCTCTGTAGCCTTGTTAACAGATTCCTGATAATGATCAATCTTAATTTGCACCTCAGCAAGTGCCTTAAGAGTTTCAGGACTAGAATCACCTGCAACAATAGCATCCTCTAGTTCTTTATATAGAGCCTTGTTTGACTCTAGTGCCCTAGAAGCTTGCTTATGTGCTACCTCAATAAGGTGCAACTCGCCTGTGGATACCTCACCATTAGGACCACGATTAAAATCTTGGTGTGGTGGCAAGGGTTCTGCTGTAGGTTTGGCATCAGGTTCTTTTGTTGCAGCCTTTTTACCGCCAGCCAAACCAAAGGGTGTACCAACAATACCAGCTACAGCAGCATCTTCTAGTGTTGGTTGAAAGTGTTTCTTATTAGCTGCTGTTTCTGATGACTGTTGAATGCCATACTTTGTCGCGTAGTCTTGTGCAGCATTGATACCAAAGGCTGATCCTAGTTTAGTAACCAATCCCTTACCAACAGCACCCGGTAGTGCGGCACCTGCTATATTACCAGCGGTGTCTAGTAGTGTATTTCTTTCTGCAGACATGATAGACTCACCATTATCAACAGAAGTCTTACCTGTATCAAAAGGAGAGAAAGGCATAGCAAGAAGTTGTGCTGGTAGTGTGGATACTGCACTAGTTACCTTACCACCGAAGGATTGCTCTTTACCTTTAGGAACCCAATAATCTTCCATTGATTTAGAAGTCTCATCCATCTGTTTATAGATAGAATCTTGGACACCATCAGGAAGTAGAGCATTGGCAGCCATACCACCAATCATACCAGCAGCTTTAACGATGGGTTGAGCAGCAGAGTTCAAACCAATGCCGAAGTTCTCACCAAAGGTTGTCTCTGGCTTTGCAGAAACTCCTAGATGTTTCTTAACAACACCATCAATGACACTCTCAGGAGTATCATCAGGGAATTCTAGTTTTGTACCATCATGAAGTTCTGCAACTTTAGCCATTATTGTATCCTGTTTCCTTGATTATCAAATTTGATTACATTTGGTGTGCCGGCTGGACTACCCTGTACTGCATCTAAACTAGGTCTATTTGTATTAGCCTGTTGAACAGGAGCAGGACGTTGTGGAACACCCATTGCACCCATATCCATCTTGGGTTGGAAGTTAGCAGGATTGGCAATCTGTAACATCTGCTCGTGAGTGCGAAGCCATTCATTAGATTGATAAGCCTTTTTGTATACCTCAGCAGAGATTGGTTGACCTTGGCTAACCATATAGTTATATTCAGCCATATTGTTCTGATGTTGAGCTAGTTGTTCTTTATACTTAGGCTCTGTAATATGAGTCTTTGCTGCCGCCGCCTCACGTAGTTGCTGTGCGCGCATAACGGCAATGTCTTCAGCGGAGTCTGTCTTCTGCTCAAGCTTGGACATCTCACCAACAAACTTAGGATCAAGAGCCCTAACACCAGCCATCTTAGCCAGAACACTAGTCTTTGGAATAAGATCTGAGTATAGAGTTGGCTTATTACCAGTAGAACCGGGAGTACCGGCAGAGGCTACCTGTGTAGAAGTACTAGTAGTTTCACCACCATTAAGGGCACTAATACCATTCTCAACATACTTCTTACCTTCAGGAGATAGATGATCAAACCAAGCCTCACCACCTGCTTGCATGGCTTTATCTAGGGCACCCGGACCATCGTGATAAGCAGCTAATGCCTTAGCATCATCACCATATCTAGCCCGCATTGCTGATAGATAATCACGACCAACACGAGTTAACTCTTCAGGAGAATTATCTTTAGCTGGTATAACACCAAATCCAGGATTAGTTCTTGTACCCTTAACAACCTGCATTCTACCCAAAGCAGAACTGTTAGGATTAGATAGAGGAGTACCATCAGCATTGAGGTCTCTACCACCACTCTCCATCTTCTCTACAACCCCGGCGAGTCTTGGATCAACAGGACCAAACTTAGGATTAGGAACACTACGACCCTCATTACCGGCCCCGGCAGGGAGGCTAGTTTGGAATCCAATAGAGCCTTGTTGTTCCTGCTGCGGGTACATAGGAAACGCAATCTTACCTTGTGGTTGTTGTCCACCCCCTGCGAGTAGCTCATCAAACATACGATTTTGTTCTTGATATGTTTTATAGTCTAACTCGCCAGAGATAAGTTTGTTTTTATTTTCCTGCTTAGCTGCTGCAATATCACTTTCAGAAAGAGCTTGTGCCTTACGACCAGCCGCCTCTTGTGTTTGCATTTGACCAACTTGTCCAGCCAATTGCCAAGGTATATAATTAGGATCTTGCATTTTGGCATTATCCAAATTACCTTGATACATGGAAGATAAAACTTTGTATGGATCTTCGGCGCGTGACTTTTGTAGTTCCCACTCCTTAGCCAAATTTGCGAGTTGTGCAGCGTTATCCGCACTTCCAGCATTAAAGCCTTGGTATAAAGCACCGAGAGAAAACTGAGGTTTATAACCAGTTTCAATCATAGGAATTGACATTATTATCCCCTGTTAGATTTAATTGCAGCAATCAACTCAGCAATTTGTGGGTTGTTCTCATAACTATTGGTGTTTAGGATTTTACCAAGGGCACTGGCATAGGGTGAATTACCTTGTGCACCGTACATAGAATCTTGTCCTAGTGCCGCAAGTCCACCAGAGATTCCGGGGTTAATATTGGCACCACTACGAGTATCCCAAGAGTTCAAGTCACCTTGATAGTTCTTATCATACTGCATTTGTGCTGCTGCCTTAGCTGCTAGCATAGCAGGAGCAGTAGCATTAAAGTTACCACGATTACCGTGCTGTGCAGCCTGCCTATTAAGAACATTCTCAATCTGACTAGTGGTAGCTTTGTACCCAGCATCAGAGTTAGGATCAGCGCGGAAGTTCTGTAGTCGTTGATTGGATAGGGCAGCTTGTTGCATAGCAGCATCACGCATGGTAGTAGCACCAGGTGTCATCATACCAGCACCAGTAGAAGCTACATCATATGGTGTAGAGTATTGACGCATTGCGTTAATGTTCTGTTGACCTTGACCAGCCATGTACTGATTAGACTTTTTCTCCTGACCGGCAGCGTATAGCCCTGCTAGACCCTTTAAGAAGGAACTAGTTGAACCACCACTGCCACCCTTGAAAAGCTGGGATAGGGCATCCATACCAGACTTACCCATATTAGCCCAATCCATACCATTGAAATTAGTACCCATTTGGGAATCAATCTGACCCCAATCAGTACCGTTTTGTTGCCAGCCTTGTGGAGCCATTGTCTGAAACTCATTTTGTTGTAAACCAAAGGTTGGATCAAATGGTGCATATTGTTCTTGTGTTTGTGGGTATGGATTATAATCATCCATTCCGTTAGCACCATATGTGTTTGTAAACCAATCCTCACTTGGAGCTTCGTTACTTAAGTTAGATTCAAAGTCAGCATCACTAGTCCCACCAGTGTAGTTCCATTCATCATACATGTTTATTTCCTTTATTAAGCTACGCGATACCAAGAGGTATTGGTAGTACGATATATCCAAGTACCAAACCCATTAGCTGCTATGGTAGTAAGGGCACCATTAAGTGTTTGTCCCGAATTGGGACTATGTGTTAGTGCTGTGATAGCCGTCTTAGAGGCTATTGTAACTCTCTGACCATTGACAGGTGATGCTGGCATTGTGATAGTTCCTGTAGCTAGTGTGCCGGCTGGTTCTACAACATAATTTGTAGTTGTGTTTGCTATGGTATTACTGAAACCTGTTGTTGGTGTTACATACTCAATAGTATTCCTAGCATTGCGAACTTCATTAGCAGTCAGGTGATAGTATTCACTTGTTGTGCCACCCTGCAATCCAGCGAGATCGTTATGCGGACCTGCGGTTAGAGCAGCATGTTGTGCCGCTGTTAAGTGATAATGCTCACCGGCAGTCCCGCCATCAATGTTCTGTAGTTGATCATGATCTCTTGTTGCAATGTCTGTAATATTAGAGCCTGCAAAGTTGATTACATACCAAGGAACAGATCCGTTTGTTGAGATGTAAGTTCGCAGTTGTCTGTACCACTCAAGCCATGTAAAAGAACCCGGTTGATCATTAATTGGAGGTGGTGGAAGTCCTGTGGCCATTAACTAGTTCCCTCTTCATATACAAGTTCCAAAGACTCTAAACGCAGTGGAGCATTCTCAGTATGTCTAATCTTCCATGCCCTGCGTCGGAAGTGGCCTAAGCGTTGATAAGCAGGATAGTCATCATTAAGGTCAATCACCTTATCATTAGACCATGTTTGATAATCATCATTAGTCCAAGTAAGTGTGACAGGATTTGATGTTGCATACCTATCACCAACGATCCTTACAATATGCCCAAATTTGCGATTGTATGTATCCATATCGTATTTGTTAGTTCTTAACTCAACAACAATATCATCAGTCTCATCTTGGTATTTATTTGGATCTAGGTAATAGATATCACCTGTAACAGAGCTTAACAGGTAAGCCTTGCCTGAACCATCATCAGCAACATGGTTATATAGAAACACCTCCTGCTCTCTACCAACAGTCCAACTAGACCATTCGTGCCAAAGCTTTTCGTCCATATCATACACAAGAGTTCTATGCTGATTTGGTAGATTAATCAAAAAGAACAGATGCCCCATAGTTCTAAAACCATAACCACTTGAATTAAACATATCACCCTCAGCATCAAGGATACGTTCAATATATTCATCTGAGATTTTGTTTGGTTTGAAACCTGTTAGACTCCACACAGCCCTACCACCAGATGCAGATTGTCCAACCCAAGCACAGAACTGTTCGTTTTGGTAAATCGCATGTGGAGCAGCAATACCAAATTGGATCACACCAGCATCGTTACGACTTAGTGGTGATCCAGCAGCATTGGCTGCATCGTAGAAGAACTCTGTTGAGCTTTCACCTAAGACAACCACTTGGTTATTCTGCCTAGCTAATGCGCGTACAGGATCAGGAAACATTTCTGCGGACAGGTATTGATCTGACTGCCAACTAAATGGATCATCTAGATCGCAGTTAAAGACATCACTATCCTTTGCAACAAGAACATAACCATCAATAAAAGTAGCACTTGCGGCGTGTGGTGTTGGAAAATCAGCATCAGTGATCTTTGTGGCACTGTGATCATCCTTAATAACCCAACCCTCAACACCATCACAGAGGAATAGGTAATCACCAATAACAGAGGAGTTGCAGTTGACAAAACCACAAGGTCCTGTGGAGGTTGTTAGTGTGATCTTAAGAGTAATTGTTGTTCCATCACTCTCAACACGATAAACCTTATTAGCAATGATAGCATAGAAACTACCGTAGAAATACATTAATCCACGACCAAGACCATCTGTTGTTACATTACTGAACTCAGTCAGGCCCGGCCTTTTGTTGATATAGATACGTGTGTTTTCTAACTGCTCTACCTTGCGAGTTTCTGGATAGGCATTAACAAATCGTTGGTCTTTTGTCGCATCATTAGAACGATTGGAGTATGCTCCAATAAGAGGTAGTCTAACCTTCTTACGTTCCCCTTGTTTTTGTTGAGCCATATTTTGTTCCTTGTAGTGTATTTGCTAGTTGTGTTTTACCATTGACCTGCTGTTTATCTTCATTTGTATTGGCAAATAAACTGCTAAGACCACCGGCAGCGCCTGAGAGAGTGTTTATGGCTGTGTTGATTCCCGGCTTATCACCTTTGAGATAGTTTGATAGGGCGCTTGATGTGAAACTACGAGAAGCACCACCAACAATCTTACCTATATCACCACCAATAGAATTACCGACAAAATCACCAACACTTCCACCAGCAACACCAGAAGCTAAGTTAGCAAGACCACCCTGCCAGTCTAGGCCGTTCCCGGCAAGCGCACCTCCAAGGGTATTAACACCGGTTCTAATAGCACCAGAAGCAATACTTTTTGCTAAATCACTAGTACCACCTAATGAGCTTGCAAGATCACCACCATAGGCTCCAGCAAGTTCACCACCAGCATAACTAGCAGCACCCTGTAACAAAGCCTTACCCCAATCACCACCATTAAGCCCAGAACTCAGAGTAGAAGCCATAGCACCAAATGCAGGATTGGCAAGACTCATACCAGCAAAGACAATAGGTTTAACAATCCTACCTAAGGCCATATTTTTCATTTCAGCCTTTATGTCTTTGTAACCATCGGTTTTTGTATACCCAAGATTATAGTTAGGTACATTTGGATTAATCCAGCGACCACCACCATCGGCAAGTTTCTGATCTCCCCCTGTATTCCAACCAAGGATCGACTCCCAACTACCGCCGCCACCTGTACCAGCCTGATCGCTTCCGCCGCCGTAGCCAACATCAACCCCCGGAAGTTGCCTACCATACAGAGCTTTGATCATCTCATCACGACTATCAGCCCACAACCACTCTCCGTTATCTTTTCCGGGAATAAAGCCTGCAGCCTCATATTGATTTCTTGGTTGTGCTTGTTGTTGTTTTACTTGTTCATCATAAAGACGTTTTTGTTCATTATATAAACGCTCTTGTTCCCTATACTTTCCAATCTCATTACCGGTACTTTCATGACTAGCATTGTAATAGTTCTGACCATAGGCATTGGGTAATTTTAGACCAGCATATTGAAACTGTTCTTCTAGTGAGGCAGGTGCACGGGCGTAGCCCTGCTTTGTTATGATATCCTCTAAACCACTTTGAGTGTATGGATTCTCTTTACCATAAAAACCCTCAACATTCCTACCACCCTCTTGATAAGTACCCAACAGTGGTTTAATGAATGATCTTGTTTCATCAGACATATTGGGCATTGAGGATGGATTAACCTCTTGAAACCCAGCCATACGCTGTGCGCCTTGTCCAACTCCGCGCTGTGACCAGTCTGTATTAGCAAGGGTTTGTTGTTTTCTTACATCCTGCAGTTTGTCTCGTTGACTCTTACCAATAGTATTTTGTAGGGTTTGATCATACTGTGATTGTAGATCCATTCCGGGTATAGCCATTTACCACCCCCTGCGCTCTACTCCGAAGAACAGACTGCCTTCTTCGAGTCCAAAGTTTAGTGCCTCTTGTTTGATAATGCTCATCTCTTGCCACAGAGTTTTGCGATCAGATATAGACACACCATATTCAGGAGCAAGCCTTGTTGCAAGACCATAAGTAACAGCATCATACCACTCCTGTGGAAAATCTGGGTTATCTGTGGAAGCATCAAAGTCTTCAAAGGGACGTTGATACAGGATATAGAGTGTCTTGTTTGTTTGCTCGTAACTTGTTGGAGTTGGGAACACATGCAAAATACCATCGTCACGTAGAGGCTCGTAGTAAATCTGAATAGGCATACCAGATGTTTCTTTATTACCAAGCATAAAGTATTCTTGTGATGTGATAATCCGCATTGGAATATCCACATTAGATGTGTTATCCCGTAGCCAAGCTTGCATTACTTTAAGTGGTTTTGCGATATTGACAGCAAGACCAATACCCATAGGATAGGAATTAACATCTGCTGTTAGAGTCATACCATAAGTTTTAATTGCCCATAGTGGCATACCGTCAGCTTGCCAAGCTTTAACAAGACCATTAAGAGCAATAGAGGCCTCTGTAACTTGATCTGTTGTTGGTGTCTCTCCCTGTGCAACAGCACCAATCAAGCGCAAAGCGCGTTTGATGATGTCATCACGGGTAGTTGTATAATTAGAATTTCCTGAGGTTGCCATATTATACCTTACTATTTAGTTTTTCAATTGTACGAAGTCCACCAAGACCTAGCATACCTAACAGGATTGGCATCATCTCTGATAGATCAGCCGGTGACATATCAATGGCAGCATAGCCTAAGAATAAGACAGCGAACTTAGCCACAGGTAGACCAATCCAATTCCAAGCACAAGCAACTGAGCATACCCAACCAATAGAAGGTCTCCAGCCACTTACAAACAGGGAGGAGCTTTTAGCCTCTTCCTGATTGACAGAAATCTGAGCCAACTCCCCTGCCTGCTGTAATTCCAAGAGTCTGAGCTTTGCAGCATCACGTTGGGCTGGGTCAGGCCATAGCTTATCAATAAGCTTGCCACCAATATCAAGTGCTGCTGTTACAGGATCAAATGCCATTTATTTCTCCTTCTGCATATCAGCCAGTGTCTTACCTCCGCGATATTGCATATGTGCTGTTTCTTTTAATGAACCAGTCCATCGACCTGCCCACTCCAAACCAATACCCTCACCGATAGTTCCACAGGTATTATATAACTTAGTGTCATTCCAAGCAGCTTTACCATTGACAAGTGGAACAAAGTCAAAGGCCCTTTTATAGTTGTGCCAGCTTTGTCCACCCTTGGCGTTAGTTACACGCTTGCCCGGCTTTGTTCTACCCTGCGCGTATAGTTCATCCTGTTCAGTATGGCTACGCCATGTGCAGTAGATTAGAACATCAATACCAACATCAGCACATTTCTTTACAAAGGTAATTGCCAGTTCTTTAACTGCTGGTTCTAGATCTTCTAAACTACGGCTAGCCATTACTTAAGTCCCTTTACCATCGTAGTAAAAGCAGTGACTGCGATTGCAAGACCACCAATCCACTTAACAAGACTAACAAGCCAGTTGGCAGCTTTCCACGCAGTTACCAAATCAGATACATCTGCTGATAGCCTAATAATCTCTGCTCGCATTTCTTTGATGTCCCTGTCCATATCTGTCAAGCGCCTCTCTTCAAATACTTGGTGTTCTGTTAGTTGATCCATTTAATCCTCTTAATTCTAGGCGAGAAGTGAAACATAGCTCTACCCCTTTCAATGTTATCAAGCATCCAGCCAAAATTTAGGTCTAGATAAAAATTACTAAAATAAAATTTCTTATGCCACTGCCATGCATCTTTATGGCCTTCTGGTAAAGACAGGACTGTCCATTTAAAACCATACAGAGAGTTACGATATAGCCACTTAACCTGCGATATATATGTACCACCATGTAGATTATACCAACGTGAGTCACCCCACAATGAATTATCCGGTGTATCAAACCAAGCTAGGCATTTGGGTAGTCGTGGGCCAATACCATAAGCATTATTATTATTTAATGGACCTTCTCTGTTTTGTACAAATAATGGTAGAAACGGTGTAATAAAATAAGTAACTAATTGTACTACTATATAAATAAATAAATATATAAAATATCGCATTTAGTTACATTTTTAAGGATAGTAGCAGGGGTAGGTAGCGCATGGTCACGCTGCCCTCACAAGTACACCAGAAAAGTAAGAGGTTGTTTGAGATGGTGAACCGACAACCGTTGCCCACAGTTCAACGTAGTCAGTAGTTCCGTTCAAATATACTAACGACGAAATATTTGCTGCCCAGGAGTTTGCTGACCCAGCCACTGCACCAGAACCAGCAGCACTGTAGTTAGCACCGTTCTTGAATATTTTTGGGAACACGTAATTCGTGTCTAGGGTATCGCCCCCAAGACCGCCTGTGATTTGATAGTACCCTGCCACATTCGGAGTAAATCTGCTATTCGCATAGCAGTTATTTGTATCGAACTGCTCAACATTGATATTTACGACTTTTGCTTCGACATTAACTGTCATGCCGCCGCTGCCAGTAGCACTGAAGGCTGGCCCGTTTCCAGCCAGCGAATAGGGCGCAAGAGCCTTCACTACCTTGGTTGTTGCATTAATCTCCAGTGCATTTTCCGCTGCGGTGCCGATAAGAACATTGGAGCCATCGGCAGAGGCTGTTAATTTAGCTGTCATTCTTATCTTCCTTTCGGCAAGCGAATGTTAGTTTTGCTGTCATTATGCAGCCACCCTATGAACAGTTACGTGAACCCGTGTAGCATTGGTTTGCGCACCGGAAACATAGTTAATAATGGTTATCGTCGATGTGGTTGCTGATGCCCAATAACAAGCGTTGTATGCGCCATTATCAACAGCTATACTAACAATGTGATTGTTGTCGGCGTAGGTGCTTGACAGATTAATCGTGTAATTACCTGCGCCGTTCCTTGTTACTGACGTAATACCAAAGCCAGAAATCGGAGGGTTTGTTCCGGTAAGCAGCCCATCAAATATTACCAATCCAATTAGCTTGTCAAAGGTCTGAGGAAACGCCACCTTCCCCGCAGCATCCACAGTCATTATATCCTGACCATCTCCGCGCTCTAATTTCATTGTACCATCAGCAGCCGAGGCATCTAATATGAAATTATTGGTGTTCGTTCCAGACACACCTGTTTGCAGTTTAGTTGCAGTAACTTGAC